GTTTCTGACTAGACGGGTAGTTAAGCTACCAACTTTGATCAGCGAAAGGGCCCCCCTTCCAGTTCTTATCACCAGAAGAGGGACACTGCCACCAGGTTACCAAACCTGGCCCCTTATTTCTCGCCTTGCAGGACAAAGGCTAAAGAGCCGTAACGAGGCTTCTTGAAAAGCTTCTCAGAGTATGATTCTGAGAGCCGTACAAGAGCAACGTTCGTGCTCCAAAGCCGATGTCTAGCAGAAGCGCGAGACAAGGACTTGATCCACATTTTCCCCTTCTTGGAGTCTCCGAAGAAGGGGAGGTTTGGAATCGAGACACCTGCGAATTCCGCCACAGTAGTGGCCAATTCGAGTAAGGGACCGTAAATGGTTTCCGGGTCTACCGGAGGTTTCATGCCAGGCGCTCTCATTTTCTGATCCAACCGTTCTCTGGCACTATTATAGTCCAGATTCCAGTTGAAAGATCTTGAGAGATCCATTGTCACAGCCTTAGGCAGTGACAAGACATCGACCCAAAGTTGTAACCACTCACCGAGCGGAACAACATTGAAGTCGGGGCCAGCAACGAAATCTCTTTCGTACATCCGGGCGCTCAGCGGCGGCAGTCGTTTAACCATGTCATCTGCACGGTCCCAAAGCTTGAATAAATCAGCAAGTATAAGTTTATTGGTCTGCCAGACCGACAAACGAATATATTGCCAAAATACCGGGCTAAGGGGCGGTGCAAACGACAACGCCATATCGGCCTCACGATGAGCAAGGATTTGCTCGTCGATGATTTCGAGTCCGGCGTCTATGGTTTCACGAGCGCAGGCGGGTACTCTGGGAAGCTGGCCAATTTGGCCGGCTAACCAGTTTGCCAAAGGGGTATTCTGTCCAAGTGTGGTGAACGAAGCAAGCGGTAATTTTAAGGTATTAATAACCTCATCATTAGTCGCCTGTAAGTGCATCCACTCAAACAGTTTCTCCCCTGCAACCCTGCGCTGAAACTCTTCGAAAATCTTCTCACGAAGATGTTCTACAAGCCGTCGGCTTAGGTTTCGTGCTAGTACATTATCAACCTTGATTTCCCTAATTCTAGGGATATCCTCTTCTGGAAGAACGTAAGTTATCCAGTCGAGAACGGAAGATATGTTCAACTCCTCTCTTACAGACTTAGTCTGTAGAGGGTTGAGCAGACAATAATGTACTAGTCTTGTTACCGACAATGGCCGGCGTCCAGACATCTCCGGAGTGAGAACTGTCCACTGTGCTGAAGTGACAGCCCTACGCAGTAGGGCTGGAACCTCTGTCAATGGTTTCCCTAGTCGTCGGAGTATCCTTTTGGCGAATTCTAACCGCTGTGTCCATGTCGAGCATGCAAGCTCTTCACGGAAGGACAACGGAGAGACATCACCAGCAGGGATATACCTTCGGTTAGCAAATTCGAAACAGTTCAGCTTGGACTGTAACGACTTCGCAAGACCAATGGTAATCGAGAAATCTGCACATAGCTCTTTGTACGCGGTCGAAACCGTTTCCAAAGTCGCTATGTCGACATCATCTCCTAATACTAGATAATCCTTGTACCACTCCACCCGTGAGGTTGCTTTATGATGAGCAAACTGCACAAGTGAATGGTGCACCAAGGCCATTGACGCCCAGGAAGACAGAGCTCCCATCGGCTGTCCGGTACCGTATCGGACTTTCTGTGGGACCTCTTGACCCTCATCTACCGGAAGGTAGAAGTCGCGGTCTGTGAGAATTGAAGCCCACCGGTCCACTCTCTCCCTAGTTAGACTAGGTTCTTCTCCTTCGGCTCGAAGGATAGGATATAACACTGCTTTATACAGTGCAAGAGGAATGGAATCGGTTGCAGTTTTAAGGTCGAAACTCCAATGGGGACTTAAGTCCCTTTCGAAGTATGCCTGAACCACTCCATCCTGATCAAAGGTCGCGTCGTTAGACGCGATACCTCTGAGAAGGGTAAAGAGGAATTCATGCACCGGCTTTAAAGCTACTTGGGTCCAATAATCACAGATAGCCACGACTCGAACTTTTCCGGCTGGCTCATCTATTGTGTGTAGTCGACTGAGGATCGGTTGACAGCCTCTTAAAGCTGTTGCTGGCGTAAGTCTCATAGCCATGAGGAGTCCGTTGGCCGTAAGGCCTCCAGACTCCGGTACTAACGGGCCGAAAGGCTTGTCAGTACTATCAGCATCGTGGAAACCCTCCCGATGGGCACTTAGCGACGGCGTCGCCGAGTGTTCCAAAGAAAGGGCTTCCATTATCTGAACCATGGGATGATCCTTATGCATAGCAAACCACTTGAGAACGTGGTTCTCAGGTGCTTCCATCCAAGCTTTAGCGTCTAATAACGCTGAAGATGAAGATGGACAACTAAAATTGGCTCCAGCCGATCGAATCAGTGTGCCAATGGCAGACTCATACTTGAAAGATGGCAGCTTGCCGTCTTCAAAATGAGTAGCAAGGAGTTTCGGAAAAACTTCTGAAACAAATTGCTGGTATTCGACCCAAGTTTGGTTTCCCTCCAATACTGGATGAGGAGCAGTAATTGACGCTGTACTGAGCGGTGGGTGCTTAGCATCCATCGCTCTATACAAGTTCAGAATCGAAGCAACAACCCGTATTACGGGGAGGTTACCAGATCTGATCATGTCTCTTAAAGCCCTTGGCCAGTACGAAGGAAGACCATTCGTAAGTCGGATTCCCCAGCCAATGGCAACGCTACACTTAATAGGATTGCCAGACATAAATGAATAGAGGACGAATAAAGCAGTTTTCAAGTGCTTTATAGCGCCCATCTGTCCATTATGCAAGATGAGGTTCGAGAGATGTCGGGCCACGTGGTGGAGCAATTCGTGGAAACCTCCCGAATTCTTCACTTCCGTGTAGTGTAGGAGCTCACGCCCCCACAACATCACGGTCCGTACGATCGTTTTAGGATCCTCGGAGACCATAGTCGAGCCTGAAACAGCTGGAACACCTTTCCGGACTTTCGATCGAAAGTCTAGGAAGGTTTTCCAACTAGCTCGGGACGATTTTGACCACTTCGACTCAAATCCCACCGGAAGGGGGGAATTTTGAGAAGAAGTCTTGTCTTTAGGGACAAGTCCAACAGGATCTGGAAACTGTACGGACGGAGTGGCTATGACCATCAGTGGCAAATCGTTAGAAACGCAGGTTCTACCTAGTGATAGGTAGTCTGCCTGGTTCAAGTAAAGTAGACTTGTGGGACTAAAAGGATCCACGACCACGTTTGGTCGAGTTTCCCATAGATCACGGTCTACTAGAACAAGCCAGTGCGCAACTGCTCTCAGAGCAGGGCGAATCGCTAAGATTTGCTCCCGCGTCATCTCGGTTCCACTGATAAGGAACTTATCCTGTTGAAGGACAAAAGATGATGAAAAGGAGCGAGTGAGTATAAGCATAATTGGAAGTATTTCAGTTTGTTTAGAAAGCTCGCTACCTGCCTTTCCCGATTCGTAAGATTCCGAGTCGGGTGGCCAGGCCGTGAATGTCTCGAGTAGACTATCGCGGTTTGCGTCACCACAGTACAGGTTGTTAATCTGTACAGCAACGACTCCTCCTACGATACCTCATCTGGCTGATGTCTTAACTACGTTGATCCTCGAAAGGGGTTTCGTTCTGGATCGGCTAGTCCTTTCCCGCGACGTAGACGTGAAAACTCTACCCGCCTGAAAACCTATCTGATCGCCCCAACCTCCCAGCAGGTACACTCTTTAATTAATACCAGGTACATTATCCCTGGGTTAGTCATTAAGTGCACACCTGTAAAGGTGGTTTGGAACAGAAAGATCCTGTACCTTCCGGTACAGAACCCTTTTTGGCTGACATGCGAATAAAGTCTTTACATCCAGGGGCCGGGTCCTTGAGTGGATGCCCGACGGGCGACCACTTGTGACCAGTTCCGGAGCTAGCTTTTAACGTAATCTAGGACTCCTCTAAGGAGCCCTGGACCGTTACCGGCTAGTAGTAAAGCTTTTAGACATAGACAACAGCAAACAGGATTCGTCCATTGTGATCCGATGGCAATGGAAGACCATACCAGAGGACAGCACCGCCCACGTGCGGTTAAACACGTGAAACGATGGTAGGCTGGGTTAATGCCGTTCCCCTCGCAAGAGGGGCC